CAATGATAGATTCAAGGGACGGGATGGCTATTCAGTATCTTCCGGTTAACGAGGCATATGTGGTTACAAGAGGAGAAGTGCTTGTAACCCTGTATGAGGGCGGGGCTCCCATCGGAACCCTGTTCGATTCACTGGATGATCTGGACAATGCACTGGCCGACTGCGGTCTTAACAGAACCGGATTGAAGATAATTACCAAGGAGGAGAAATGAGTACCGATAACTGGATACCCTGGGAGACACCTCCCAACATGGAAGACCTCGGCAAAAAGGCCGAAGAGCTTTACAAGCTGAGAAACACGATCAAAGACCTGAGAGAGGGAGCGGATCGTCTGGAGATGGAAATCCGGGCGGGAATGGCCAGGCTTGGAGCGGGGGAGCTTTTACACCCAAGGTTCAAGGTAGAGCTTAAACAACCCGCGCCGAACTATAACGATCCGGAGTCAAAGTTGGATCTGAAGGTTTTACTGGAGGAGATAGGCCAGGAGACCCTTGAGGATATGGGAGCATATATTGCCGCCCACCAGGAAATCATCGATGTAGAGGAGAAATGGTTTGGGACGGGGCTCAACAAGGTCAAAAGACTCGGCACCAGGTATGCCGAGCTTATAGATTCGGCCAGGAGGCCAAAAGGATTGCCCCGACTGATAGTTGAGGAACATAAGACTCCCACGACCCGGCACGAAGACACGGGGCTTTAACATGACAAAAGGAAAAATTGTTTACCTCGATAAACTGCCCCACTGTTATTTCTGCGCCATAAAGATCGGCGGCATAGTGGACGCAAAGTATGACGGAAAAACCGTCTATGAGTGGTGGGCCAATATGTGCGGAGACTGCTTCAGGGTACACGGGCTTGGTAAGACAGGGATGGGATACGCCCAGGAGTTGCGGATCAAGGAGGAGAAATAATGTACTGCGTTTTATGCGGAAAGAAAAGGCGAAAGTTCTGGGATATTAAGTATCGAATCTGCACCCAGAAATGCGCCGCAATTAGTATGTGGGGTCTTCTTAGTGCATCTGAGGAGAATAAAAGCCACTGTGAGAAATGTGGGGAATTCATCGGAGGTAGTTGGTGCAGTACCTGTGAACAGATATCGCCTGATGGCTCTGAAGATCCAGAGCTGAAGACAAGACGGCTGATCTGGGAGGCGGGAGTATGAACCTTGCCGATAGCTTAACTCCCGACAAGTAATTACCTCTTACTGTCGGACTCCGGAGGAGCGGGGCTAGCAATCCCGCTCCTTTTTTTATTATTCAGTACCTTCATGGGTGAGCCCCAAAGTACAGTAGTCTTCCCTGGTAATGTATTCCCCAGCATTTTTCAGTCTGTTCGGCTACTACACCCGGCGAAATAGTTTCCGGATCGACTGCCTCAATTGGGCAGTGTTGTTCATAGGGATCATAATTCTTCAACTAGAAAAGTCTTCGATCCCAGTAAGAAAGTCCGGGATACTTGTAGTCTGGCCTGGCATTCGGTTTAAGCACTGCATATCCAACTCTCACCCAATCTCGATATACTCCAATCGGACGAGAACGGCTATTGCACATGACCAGTGACTGCCGAACATAATCCAGATCAGAGCCATCGACCTCCCAAACTATTTCCCATTCCTTATCAAGGTCGTCTGGGCTTAGATTATTCATTCTCAAGCACCTTGAGACTCACCCCGCCAAGGAAACCAAATATGCCCCCGATAACTGCCGTCACGATTTCGACGGCTCCGAGACTCATCCCGACCAGAATAGCTATCACGCTGAATAGAGTGGCGCAGATGATCGCGAGGGCTATCTGGGGTCTTAACTTCCCGTATGACATCCGTTTATCCTCCTGGTTCATTATCTTCCTTTTTCGGCTTTCTCTCAGGAGTTTGCATCCCTGTTGCTGTTTACTTTTAGCCCGCCCTTGCGCGCTCCTATCATTCTGGACTCCATCATCCTTTTATATCTCGCGGATGTAGTCCAAGGCCCCTTGCCGTCTGTTGAGTTCGGGAAATCCCATTCAACTCCGCAATTAATACAAACCCCCGTGCTGACTCGACCTTCCATATAGTCTTTGCTTGGACTGTTTAATCTCCAGTATGCCTGAGTACATCCTGTATTGTGTTCTATCTCTAATTGCGGTTTTGGCATACTCAACTATCTGATCTGGATGGGTGCTTCTATGACCCCGTCATTGATAGTGTTGATCGTGACAGTCCCATTCGTTCCCAGGGTAAGATCAGCAGTATTTATATCCGCATCATTTCCGATTTTGACATTTTCCAGGGTGACAGTTCCGGCATGGACGTAATCCAGGTCAAAAACCCCGACCCATGCGGAAACCCCATCAAGGATCAATTTATCGATTACTACATCATCTCCGGCTGTTGTCTGCCTCAGGATCACTCTGTCAACATCCATGTCAGCCGCCCTGTAAGATTGAGTCCCTCGACCTGATGAAATAGTTACATCCGTTGTCGTGGACATGGTTGGCTCGAATGTATGACCCGCCGCCTGGACTGAAGTCGTGGCATTGAATATATAAAATTCCGAATAATCGAAACTCATTTTCGGAAATTCCGAGTTGCGTATGATGAGCTCGTCAATCACCAGTAAATCTGAAGTGCTCGTCCCTGAAATTTCGAATGCTGTCGCGAGCCCCGCTTTCCCCAGATTGATGTTTTTGAACTCCACGATATCGAGCCGGATCCCTGCAGGGAATTGGAGTAAGAGAGTTTGTGATCGCTCACCTGGAAACTCTGGATCAGTGATCGGATGCCCGATAGTGCTTGGAGCCGTATATGCGGCTCCCAGGGCAGGGTAGTAAATTTCCACTTCTCCAGAATTTATAACTACCATAAGCCCCGCCAGGAAACCCAGGGCAACCGCACTCAGGGATACAAGTATCAATCGTCCGCCTCCCAGATATATCCCTCCTGGGAGCGGGATCTTGAAAGCCCAGAATCGGGGCATTCTTATTCTCAATCTGGGAAAAGAAAACTGTTTAGGTTTCATCTCCAAATCCTTTACCGCCGAGGCGGGCTTTTAATTCATCTGCCATGAGGGAACATATAGTGGCGGCGGCGGCTGTCACTGGGGTCGAGAATATAGCGAAAACCAATAATATATTTTGTATATGTGGAGAAATTGTTGCCGGATTGTTGAGGGTCTTGTAGCAAATTAAAATTCCTAATGCGGTGAAGCTGAGGAATAGAGGACCAACCAGGATAATGACCAACAGCTGAGATGGTAGGAGTGTGGTCTTGGTTGCCGCTTCCAGTTCAAATATTTTTTGCTTTGCTTCAAGCAATTCCTCCTGGATGCTTACTTCTGATTCATTCACTTACAAGGTAAGCCAATAAGGCTATGCCCACAAGCGTTATAAGAGATAAAACCATATTCACCAGGGCAATCGTCCTGATCTGATCAATACTCCCCGCTATGCGCGTTATACGGGGCTCTATCCGGTCTCTGATATCTGTTATCGCCGCTCTGAACTTGAGTTGCTCGGTTGTGCTCATTTAACTTTCCCCCGGATCTTGTTTGGCCGAAACTATTAAGACTCAGCTGAGACAAGTTCCTCGACATTTTCTACAAAACCGTTCCCCTGGGCCTTCTCCAGTTCCTCAATCCTTTCCTTCAGCTTCATCGAGTTTCTCTGTTCGGTAATAATGCCGAACTCCAATTCAGTTATTCGGTTGTTCTTTATATTCAACAACTGCTGAAGCGTCTCGATGGTTTCCTCTGGTGAAACCTGTTGTTCTTGCTGAGTCATAAGACCCTCCTATTCTGCGGGCGTATACGTCGGCGGCGTTGGTGTTACTTCTGCGGTCAATTGCTTCTCCGCTGCATGGATAATTCCATTGGCAGCAGAGTTAGCGATATGCACAGACCAAGTATCGTCTGTCAGGTCGGGATTATCTTCACCCCCACGATTCCTGTTCAACCATGCAATCGCATCAACCCTGACAGCACTGAGAATCGTTGCCGTCTTGGCAGTTCCCCCAGTAACCTGCACGGTGATTTTTACATCTCCAGTTGCCATAAAATCCTCCTAACTTGATACTGTTCCATCCCATTCCTTGGCAGTCGCCAGAAATGCCGCTACAGCATCGCTATCCATGTCCGTGACGGCTTCCAGTTTCGTGGTTTTATATGACGCTGTAAATCCTGTTCCATTATCGTTCTTCTGCCAATCCCTCACGGTATTGATTGCACCGTTGATAACCGCCCTAGCCCCATCCAAGGCTTCCAAGGTCGCCTCGTTCGACTTTGCATCAGCCATTCCTGACCTCCTCTAATTCTTTCTCTAGCCTGTTAATTAATCCTTTCATCTCATCGAACTGAGCATCCATCCTCTGACGATTCTGGAATGCCGCTGACATGGCAAATTCAAAATCCTTGCCAAGAACAGTGAACACTTCAGGGTTTCCCTCGTTGTCCAATGTTCTCTCAATAACCCCCACCTTCTCCATGTAATCAATCCCTTCAGGTTGTCGTAGAGCCATAGCCCTGAAGTCTAAAACGTCATCATGCCATTCCACCTTTCCACAGCACTCAAACTGTTCTGCCTCATGTCTCCCACAGGAATCACAAACATAGTCGAATGTCCCTGTCGGATGGGTCGTGTTATATGTCGTCACTGGTGGAGTTGCATTCGTGATACGCAGAGCGTCATTTGTACCTAATCCATTATTGTTGGAAATAACGAATGCCTGAGAATTGGAATTGTCCAATCCAAGAGACCAGTAGATGTTGGTACTTGTAGTCCTGAAGATATTTATAAATGCGTCTGATGAGGTATTTCCCCCATCGATACCAATCTGCAATTCGGCTGAGGAACTTGCGTCTGCTGAATCATTACGGAGAATTATTTGATTCTTTCCCCCTGAATATTCATTTTCTAACTTGAATTGCCTTGCAGTCCATTCGTTGCCTGCATTCCCTACGTCAATTATTGAGTTATTACGCATATGAACAGTGCCGTAGAAATTTGTAACACCTCCAGAATCAAGGTCAATTCTTTCAGTACCGTCAATCTCAAATGACAGAGCGTTATTAGTATTAATCCTGAAAGGTTCAGTAGCGGAATCAGTAGCAGGGGTATGAATAGTTAAGGTACGGTTATTACTACTTCCCATGTCTGCTTCTAGTTTAACAAGAGGTAAATTCTCATCGGCAACATTGATATGTAATGGGGAATCTGGAGCCGTAGAGCCAATTCCTACATTCCCATCATGGGCAATCGTCACCCTTTCATCGATGGTCGTTGTTGTATTATCCGTAGTGCTGAATACGAGTTTTGTACCCATAGCACTACCGCTCCATGTCTCTGTCGCTTCAGCATGAATCTTTCCACCTGCTTCAAATGCTGAACCGTTAGAGGCACGGAATAAAATAGCACCCATAACATCATCGGCAGTAAGAGCAGTATGTGTTCCTTCAGTACCGTTATTACTCTTATCAAGAGCAAGGAATGACGTCTGAGTTGCCGTGGTCGAATAACTTTGTATATACATTGCCGTGTTGCCTGAATCGGAATGTATAAATGACCCTGTCGCCCACTGGTTATATGCACTTCCTACGTCATAGATGCCGTTATTCTGGAACATGAATTCGCCACCGTCTTCCACTTCCAACCTCTTACTACCACTGGTATAAAAGTCTATTTTTCCTTTGTTAGTACCATTAGAACCCCGAATAGACACATCACCTACACCAGAAGAATGGGCTTCTCCGTAAACAAATACGGCTCCACCACTCCCTGCCGTATTGTCATGTCCACCCAGTACCGCTGTAAGTCCGTTATCAGCGGTATCACTAGATGACAGAATTAAAAATCCGTTAGCACTGGATGTGGTAGACCCATATAAGGTGTTTCCAGTGCCACTCCCAATAGTGAGACTATTAGAAAGCCAATCGCCACCTGCGTTGCCTACGTTGAGTAATGTACCACTAGCATTCAGGTCTACATCTCCATCAAACCTACTCACGCCTGCGTCCACGAAGAGGGCGTAGTTGTTGGTGGCTTCAGTTGGTGCATTCGGAATCCATAAGGATGCTCCGTTAGTTATTGCCCCACCCGCCTCGCTGAGATTCGGTTCTGTGATTGTCACAGTGGCGGCATTGGTGACAGTTCTTCCTGTCGTAAGTGAGCCACCTGCCCAAGTACCCGCTAACATCTGGGTTAAATAATCCTCGTCACCAGCATGCCCAGTGATAGCAAGCGAAAGCTGAAGCCCAATGCCAACTGTGGAATCCCCACCACTCGTATAAGCCCCACCGATAGTAGTAGCGGCGTAATGATTCCCAGTAGCCTGAAAAACCATCCTTGGAGTAGTTCCCACAGCAGACCCTTGACCTAACGTCAAAGTATCGTTGCCATCGTCCAACCCGATATGCCAGTCCACGGCGTTGCCGTCAAAGACGATGGCAGTGTCAGCGGCGGCGGCAGAACCTATTGTGAGGACAGCAGTTGCTCCACCTGATATATCCATAGAGTACGCCGCATTGGTGGCGAATCTAAACCTGTCATTAGCTTGGTCATAGGCTATAAATCCAATATCGTCATTGTCGTTATCTCCCATAAGCAGATAAGAAATACCAGCATTCCCAGATTGGATTCCCATAAAGGCATTATTGCCAGTTGAGCCAGAGTTAGCGGCTCTCACACCAGTGGTCTGGGTCATAGTCCCAGCCCCAACAGCCCCTACCTCTACAAACCCATCAAACCTGCTAGTGCCATCGTCCACCCAGAGGGCGTAGTCGGCACTACTAGCCCCTTCAGTTGGTGCATCTTCAATGTACAGAGTCGCAGCACTAGTTATCGTATGGCTTGTAGAAATGTTAGGTTCTTTTAGGTATAGCGTTGCTGCAACAGACGTATTACCCCCAGTAACAAGGCTATTTGCACCTGAAATCTGACTGCCCATAGACACCAGACTTACATTCGCACTATCACCAGAATGAGAAGTGACAATAGGTGAGAAAGCTACACCGACAGCATAGGTGGATGCACCACTACTTGTTCCAGTTCCACCAACGAGCATGTTATATGGTTGTACGCCAGTTCCAAATATTCTCAGGAATGGCGTTGTACCCGGTGCGCTACCAGCACCTAATGCAAGGCTATTTGCACCTGCATCCCAGCCGATATGGTAGTCAGGTGTGGTATTGGTATCAAAGTAAACTGTGGAGTCGGCAGTAGCTGCACTACCCAGTTGCAGGGTCGGGCTTATGCCACCCGACAGATACATACTGGCGGCGGTAGCGGTACTCCATCCAAATGTGTCTGTATCTTGTTTATAGTTAAATCTGCCACGGTTCTCGTCATTAACGTCACCGAACCAGATTTGTCCATATCCAGCATTGCCAGATATCAGGGAAAGTTGCACACCATCGCCTGTTGCTGATGAATTAACAAGCGTCAACCCTGTCGAAGCGTCTGGAGTAGCAATAGAACCAGCATCGACATTTATGCGTGTAGCCTCAGAAATTGTTACGCCACCAGAACCTGTAGTCTGGAGAATGATACCGTCATCACCATCTATGGTTAATACCCCTGAACTAGTAGACCAAGTTGAGGCCTCTGCTGCTGTAATTGTGATGGGTGACCCAGCTATAGTTGCACCAAGGTCACCATCATGGGTGATACTGAAGCCATCATCATCTCCCATCTTAAAAACAGAACTATCAGAATTAAGAGTTAGGTCATCAGTAAGTGTTAAGTCTGTAAACTGAGGACTGTCTCCAGTACCAACCCCGATAGAAGTTCTAAGGGTTGCACCGCTCTCAGCTACAGGGTCAGTAGTACCATCTCCAACTATCATCTCACTGTCTGCAAGAACTGCCATAGCTGTGATGGCACTTGCACCAGAACCCAGAAGGACACCGCCGTCTGTGAGGGTCGAAACCCCTGTTCCACCGTAGGCAACTCCGACATCGGTTCCCTGCCAGACTCCAGTTGCTATAGTTCCAACTGTTGTCAGGCTAGAGGTCACAACGGTAGATGCCAGAACCGTTCCCTGTAGATTATTGGAATTGACCTTTACGCCAGTATTGCTCGTCCCTGCATGGGTGTGACTTGACGAACTATCCAGAACGTCCGTCCTTAGATTGTTGTACTGTGCCGCTGTTGCGATATCACCTGTTGTAACTGCACTAGATGCCGCCATAGCTTAACTCCATTTGTTCATTCCCCATCTCATATATCCCCATCTCCCTGCCGCCGCCCCGACTCCCGATTGGGTAACATGGATTGTCTGGTTGATTACAGTATTGCCCTGGGAGAACCTGTATGTAAACCCGTCCACATAGGCCGAGAAACTCAGGCCCATACCGGATTCGATAACATGAACCCTGTCACTCAATCTGCGGTGGACGATATTCAGAAGGGTTGCCTTGTCATGGTTGATAAGATCCAGGCGCATTCTAACAATCGGATCTTTCACCCTGGCAATCCGGTGGGCCGCAGGGATAGTTGCCAGACCCAGACCATCGAAAAAGGTTTTCTCCCTGGTTAATCTACGCTCTCCAAAGGTTGTGATGGAATCGGAATTTTCAACCTGAGTGATGCCCTTATTAACAGTGTTTAGAGTTGCCAGAAGGTTGAACTGTAATTTCTTGATATACCCCTGACTTGCCGAGGTGTTCGTAATCGTAGCCTTGGCATACTGACCGCCATAAACTGTTGTTGAGGTGTAGGTGCTTGACCAGTTCAACAGGGAACCCGAACCATCTGCCGCCGTGTTAACCTGGATCAAGTCCGATGAGGTGGGACTTGTGACCGTATTGGTTGACCCTGCGATTCGGTGGGCATAAACTTCATCGTTTGCTGTTCGGTCTTGAGCCTTGGCAATAATGTCAATGGTTTCCCCTGCGGATATGGGAATGCCCCCTGCAATCGCACTCTCATCGACATAGGATGCCGTCCCGCTTGTGAGAGTGTTGGTGTAACTGGCGGTAGATAATGCCCTCTTATATCCAAACTGGGCAATATTATAAACTCCGTCCACCCCGTCATCGTAGGCAAAGCCAGTGTATGCAGGGTTTGTTCCATCATACTCATCATTGTAGATACACGCCGTGTCCTGGTGAGTATCTGATTCCCTGTGATTGTGACTCTCAAAGTGAATCATCCCATGACCGTCACCGTAGATAAACCCATCCTCCGAGTCCTGAAGGATAAACATGGTCTCCAGAAAAGTCAGGCCATTGAGAGTGATGACGCCCGTGGCGGCATACGCCCCATCCTCACCCGTGCATTGGTAATAATCTGCCGCATCATCTTCTATTGTTCTGGTCTGGTCTGCATCGGCAGTTCCACTCTGCAATCCAGTGGACATCATAATTGAACGGAAGGGAGTCCCCGATGCCCCTGCCAGTTTTATTTCTTCTTGGTCATTGATAAATCCAAAGTTCTGGGACAGCTTCAAATCCTCAAACAGGTCGTAACCCTTGAGATAGCAATACTGCATGCCAGATGAGGGCCTGGGGCGAATCTCCTTCAGGGTTCCTTTGAAGAGTGGACGAAAGCCCCCAAAATCGTGGAACTTCACATCAGTTGCAGAACTGAAAGCAATGATTCCATGCGAGGTTGCCTTCTCCATAGCGAGGCTTGTGGAGCCTGTTGCCAATCTTAATACCTTGACATCGTCAACGAACACCGAGATCCTGTCACCGTGACATCTCACCATGAGGGTTCGCTTGGTGGAAGCTCCCCAGGTATATGAGGCAAAGCCGACAGAGGAATCAACACCCGCAACAACCTTCCTCAACTCAATCTGGTTCGATGCCAGGGCCGTTCGCACGAAAAGGTAATTACTGGTATCCACATATCGGCAGATAATCCCTGCATCATGGTTTGCTGTGGTCCCTGCCGAGGTGGTTATTTCCGCTGAGAGTTCGACATCGTAAAGAGTCAGATCCAGAACACCGTATGAAGTCGCCCCGGTTGTCAGTTCCGCATATCCGTCAGCGTGGCATTTGAATGCTCCTGTCGGAACTGTCCAGGTGAAGTCGGCGTCATATGGAACCGCATGGCTCGTGAGATTGGTTCCAGTGGAGTCGGTGAAATTGTCGTAGGGATACCACATTCTGCAAACCATAGGCTTGCCAGATGTAAGGTTGCCGTACAGGGCCCCTGATTCTTTTGGCGGGGAATACAGGTTGTCATTGTTGTTCAGCTGGACGTTGAGAACCGAACCGTTCATGTAATCGGTGGATTCTTGTCTGGTATGAGTGAAGGACATAGAACGGGTATCGTCTGTGATGTCGTCATACGTTCCAGTGAAATTGCCATTATTGTCCCAATCCACCATGACCCGAACATAAGCCTTTGTCATTAAAAACCCGCCTGGGTTCTGAGAACCTGTCGGATCTCCCTGGTGATGAAATCGCTGAACCTCTGCATGGTTTGTTCATCGTCCATGATGACGGTGCCGCCCTCTGGCATCATCACATTTACCGTAACCCCACCACCAAGGCCTCCCCCTCGATTTAGAGGAACAACAGCCTCTGGCCCCCCTTCACCTATCATGGCAAGCGTTGGACGGTTTACGATCCCACCCTCTGCCAGTTTTGGTATTTCTGGAATATTCAGACTGAAGGACTTACCGCCTAGCCAATCGGGTAGAGAAAATCCGATACGATTGACGGCCTTAATCAGACCGTTAAACATCGTAAGAATACCGTTCACGATACCCTTGAACCCGTCAGTAATCTTGTTGGTATCCCCTGTGAATATGCCGACAATCAAGTCCCAGATTCCCTTGAGAATCTCAACAAATCCGTTAAAGAATCCGATAGCCACATCAAGTTGCGCCTTCATAATCCCACTGAAAAGCGTCCAAGCCGCTCCGAGTTTATTAGTCATAAAATCATCAAAAGGTTTCCAGAGGTTTTCAACGAACATCTCCCATGCCTTTTTAAGAAGGCCGAGAGCGTTGCTCATATGCTCCTTGAACCCTTCTATATCTCCAGAGAAAAGAGCAAACATTCCTTTGAAAAGTTCAACAATTCCTGCAACTACATCCTTGACAACTTGTTTCAGGTATATCCAAGTAGGGCCAAAGGTGTCTCTCAGAAACTTATCTATTTTATGAAGGGTCTCATTAACAACCGCCATGATGGCATCCCAGTTCTTCCATATAAGAATTGCCGCCCCTACAGCTAACGCAATACCAATGATAATCAACCCTATGGGAGAGAGGGCAAGGCTGAGTGCAGTAGCGGCGGCGGCTCCGAGCCAACTGGCGACAGTTTGTAATCCTGTGACAACCGTGAGGGCCGCAGTCTTGATAGCCGCCCCCATAGTCGCAAGGGAAAGACCGCTCATCATACCGGAAAGGGCGGCGATTCCGGCAACCATCGAGGGGAGGATTATCACTATAGGCCCGATTGCCGCCATGATTCCGGCCAGTGGCTCCAGGGCGATCTTTGCCCTGTCACCGAGCATCTTGAATCTCTCTCCGGTTGTGAGAGTTCCCTCGTTCATGGCATCGACGGTTCCCTGGGAGTTTGCCAGGGTATCGCTCATTTCCTGTATATCAACCGTGCCGTCCCTTATGGCAACACTCATCCTCTGTGCGCCCTCGGCACCGAATAGATCTGTGGCCATATTCAGGGCTTCCGTATCGGAGGTGGCACCCTTGATATTCCTCATGGCCTCCTGGAGACCCTCTGACATATCAGTCGTGCCGGATGCCGCCATCCTTCTCATCGCCGCATTCAATCCGGGCATTACTCTTGATGCGGAAATACCCGCCCCTTCAAGTTGGCCCATCAGGGCAATGGTGTCATTCATACCCAGGCCCAGGTTCCTCAATACGGGGCCGAACTCGGTTACCCTGCTTGTTAGCTGACTGATTGGAACACCTGTCATCTGGGAGGCTTTGGCGAAGCTATCCATAGTTGCCGCCGCCTGATCTGAACTGACACCAAACATATCCATCGAGTCGGACACCTGTTTGATAAGTGGCCCGACCTCAGTGCCAGTGATACGGGAGAGATCGAGGAACCGTTTTGTGGTTAGCTCCAGGGAATCACCAGACAGATCAAGTTCGGTTTTAACGTCTGCAATGGCTTTTGCCACTGTATCGAAATCCTGGGGAACTGTTACCGCAACATCCCTGAATTCCTGTTTTAACGCCTCAAGCTCTTTACCTGTTGCACCCGTTCCCGCCGTGATAGTCCTGGATGCCTTGGTGAAATCGTCACCGATCTTGACAAGGGCAAGCCCCGCTCCGGCGACTGCCAGACTTACACCTGCAACGGCTTTCGAAATCTTCTGAAATTTATCAGCCGATCCCTTTGTATCCGTATTGACGAGAATATTGACTTCGTTCGCCATCTATTTCGTTTCCTTGCTACCAAGACTTACCAGGTGGAGCATTTTCAATAAACTTATATCTTCCCGTAATAATTCAGACGGCAAAACACTATACCTCTGGCAGATGCCATCAATTAACTCTGCCTGTTCAAGAGCCAGAGGTTTCGTTATGGG